CTGACATTTGTAAAACGTGACCCGGCCGCCGCCTGCGCGGTACGAAAACTCTTTGGGAATGACTGCATTCGCGTCGCCCAAACACACGCAAAATTCGCACTGTTCGGAAATGCCACCTGGAAAGCTGTGCTCCGGACCTCGATGAATCTCAATATGAACCCGCGGACCGAGGATTTCCAACTTGCCCACGACCCGCCGCTCTACGACTTCCTCAAACGATTCCTTGACGCCACCTGGCACCGCCAACCAATCAACCTCTCCGAAGCGCCGTCAAAAGAAATTGCCGCCCACTGGCGAACTCACGGGTAACAAGCCACTCTGGCCCGACGAAGCCCAACTATCGCAGGCCGTCGCCTGGCTGATCACAGGCGCCACCGACAAAGACATCCGGGACGCCATTGCCGCCAAATGGCCTGACACCGACCCGCGGCTGCTCATGCTCGCCTGTCTCGAATACTGCCGCAAACACAGCCACCCCGATCCCGACACTGTCCGCGGATGGGTTTTCCTGTCTGCGCGCGAACTCTATCGGAAGCAACAGGAAATCGGTGAATTCTCCGGCGCCTTACGCACACTGCGCGAAATCCTCGCCCTCGCTTCTGACTGATGTTCGCCGCCGACTACCAACGCCACAAAACTCGCGCGGCCACCAACCAGCGGCTCAAATCAGCGGCCTCCCGGGAAATTGCTCCCGATTGCCCCAGGCCCAAAAGCCTCAAACGCCGCGCGGCCGCGCTCGCGTCGCTTGAGTTTTATTGCAAAACCTACAAACCCAAAATCTTCGACCTGCCATTCTCCGCGGATCATCGCAAAGTGATTGCCGCCCTCGAGACCACCATCCTGCACGGGGGACAAATCGCCGTCGCCATGCCCCGCGGCTCCGGCAAAACGTCACTTTGTGAAGCCGCCGCAGAATGGGCCATTCTCCGCGGCACACGAAAATTTGTCCTGCTCGTCTGCGCCACGGCTCAACACGCCGCCACCTCCCTGCAAGCGCTCGCGCAAACCTTCAGCCGCAACGACGAACTCGCGGCCGACTTTCCAGCCACCTGTTACCCGCTCCGCCGGCTCGAGGGTATTTCCCAACGCCGCCTATTGTGGCAGGGAACCCCCATCGTCCAGAAACTGACCGCCGAAACCCTCGCCCTGCCCAACCTGCCCCCCTCGCCGACCGCCGGCAGCCTGCTGGCCACGGCCGGCCTCACCGGCAGTATCCGCGGCCGAAAATGGATCACCCCCGACGGCCGCAGCCTCCGCCCTGATTTGGTCATAATCGACGACCCCCAAACAGACCAAAGCGCCAAATCCCCAGCCGGCAACGCCCAACGCGAAGCGCTCATCCTCCAAACCGTGCTTGGCCTCGCCGGCCCCGGCAAGAGCCTGGCCGCCGTCATGCCGTGCACCGTCATCGAACCCGACGACCTCGCCGACCGCTTTCTGGACCACGCCAAACACCCCGAATGGAAAGGAATCCGAACCAAACTTGTCCAGACCTGGCCAACCGACCCCAAAGCCTCCGAACTCTGGACGCAGTACAAAGACATCCGCGCCGCCGCCATGCTCGCCGGCACCACCCCCGGACCGGAAAACGACTTCTACCAGACCCACCGCCCCACGATGGACGCCGGCGCCGTGCTCGCCTGGCCCGAACGACACGCACCCAACGAACTATCGGCACTTCAAAACGCCTACAATCTCCGCTTCGACAAGGGAGACAAGGCCTTTTTGGCCGAGTACCAAAACGACCCGCTCCGCGACGGCGCCGAAACCGCGTCGATACTCAACAACCGGGCCCTCGCCACCCGGCTCAACGGCCAGCCGCGTCACCGGGCCCCAGCCGAGGCCCACTGGATCACCGCCGGAATCGACGTCCAACAGAGCTCTCTTTGGTGGGTGGTCGCCGCCTGGTCGGCCGGCTTCGGCGCGGCCATCCTCGATTATGGTATCTGGCCCCGGCAAACCGCCGAATACGCCAGCCTCGCCAGCCTCCGAAAAACTCTCGCCACCGCATATCCCGGCCAAACCCTCGAAGATCAAATCGCCGCCGGCCTGGACGCCCTCGCCGGACACCTCGCCGGACTCCCCTGGACCAATCCCGCCGGCGAACAACTCACCATCGGCCGCACGCTCATCGATTGCAACTGGAACCAATCGGAATCCGCGGTATTCCGCGTCTGCAACCTGCCCAACGGCCGCACGATCCACGCCACGCCCTCCCGCGGCCGCTTTGTCGGCGCCGGCTCACGCCCAATGGCCGAATGGAACCACAAACCCGGAGACCTCGCCGGCCACTGCTGGCGACTCCCCGCGCCGACCCGAGGCGAACCCCGGACATTGCAAATCGACGTAAACGCCTGGAAATCCATAGTGGCCGACCGCCTGGCCCTGCCGCTGACCGCCGCGGCCGCCATCACGCTGCCCGGCACCGACCCGCGACCCCACGAAATGCTGTGTGACCACCTGGCCGCCGAATACCGGCGACGCGTCACCGGCCGCGGCCGCACAATCGACGAATGGACCGCACGCCCAACGGCCCCCGACAATCACCTTTGGGACGCTCTCATCCTGTCAGCCGTCGCCGCGTCCGTCGCCGGCTGCCCGCTCACCGCGCAACCCACCACGCAACCCAACACCGGCCGCCGCCGGAGAGGAGTACGCTACGCATGAGCCGACCCAAGGGAGCCAAAAACGTCCGAGAACAATCCGACGCCGTCGCCAGCCGCTGCCCACGCTGTTCCTCCACGGACTCAATCAAACTCGGCCGCAAGCAGTACCAACCATTTGCCGGCCTGGACGCCAACGGCCAACCGTTCGACGCCATTTGCCGCCAACGCGTCCAATGCACCCACTGCGGCCAGACGCGCATTGACCGAACGCTCACTTTTCAAGGCCGCGACCCGGACCCCGCATAACTCCCGCCAACAAACACCAAACCGCCTTATTTTCCACTCAAATTTCCGTCGGAACGCTCTGACAATTGTCGCGCCGCCGACTGTCTCCCGCTATGATCGCGCCGAACGCTTCACCCGTCCGCCGCTCGCACACTCCCCCATTTTCCGCCTATGCGCCTCACCACGCTCTTTGCCGCTTTGCTCTGCCTGTGCCTGCTGGCGCTGACCACCGCCGCCCACGCCTCCACGCGCATCGAACGCCATCGCGCAACCTGCTCCGCCGGCAACTGCCCGGCTCCCCCCCGCGCGACCACCAGCACCACGACCCGAACCACAATCACCAAAACCACGACGCGACACCGTCGCCGCTGATCCCCGCCAACCTGTAAGCATCTCTTACCAGTACCCATGAACAACCTCGCCGACCTCGAAACCGATCTGGAACAACACGCTGTCGGCCTCGACCCGGCCACCATTGCCGCCGCCCTGGCCGCACTGGTCGGACTGGTCGCGCAATGCCGGAACAAAACACCCGCCGCCGCCGCCATCACTGGCAACCCCGGCTTGGCTGAAACCGCCTTACTCCGCGGAGCCATCCGCCGCGAACTCCGCGAGCGCGGAGAACGGCCGACACCGCACCGCGTCGAAGCCGCACTTACTGCGCTGCTCGAGGCCCAACGCCGCGCCGCGCCCCAGGACCGCGCGCAAATCGCCGACGAGTTGACCAAATGGGACCTCGCCTGATGCGCACTGCCACCGCCTGGCTCGCCATCCTGCTCGCCGCAGCCGCCGCCCAATCCCCGGGCCCCGGCGACTGGTCGCCCTCGCCCGAACCGGGACCACTCCCCCAACTCGAGATTGAAGGCCCGGCGACCGCCCCGGCCGGGACGCTGGTCACGCTCACGGCCCGGACGACCGCGCCGAAAACCGCCTGGATTCTTGCCGCCGGCAACCCGTCCACCTGGCGGACCGACACCAACGGCCGCACGGTCACATTTGCCAGCCCGCAGCCCGGCCAATACACATTTGTCGCCGCCGCCGCCGATTCAGCCGCCCTTGTGCTCGCGGAACATCAAATCACGCTGACCGGGACCGACCCAGCCCCGGCGCCGGGACCGGACCCCAGCCCCGACCCCATCCCGGCGCCGGACGCTGGCCGCTACAACCTCGCCGCGACCACGCTCGCGCTCTGTCGCGCCCTGCCGCCAACCGACCGACCGCTCATCGCCGCCATTGCCACCAATTACAACAACGCCGCGCGCCGCATCGCCGCCGGCGACCCCACCTGGCAGACGCCCGACCAAATCCGCCGCCAGACCGCCGAGGCCAACCGCGCCACGCTCGGAGAACACCGCGCCCGCCTCCTGCCTCTGCTGTTCGAACCGCTCGCCCGCACCCTCGCCGGCCTCGAGACCGCCCCGGGACTCTCCACCGCCACCGACCTCGCCACCGCCTGGCGAGAAATCGCCGCCGGCCTCGACGCCTGGAGTCGTCGCCAATGATCGGCCCGATGGGATGGACCTGGAACGCCGAGGCCGTCGGCCGCACACTGGCGACAAGTCCGACGCCGCTCTATCGAATTGCGGCCTGGACCGGCCGCGACATCGGCCGCGGTAAATTCTCCCCGCTTTACCGTGTCTACCACAAAGCCGCCGGCCGAACGCTGCGACCCAACGACCAAACCGTCGGGGATTGCGTAGGCCACGGAGCCGCCAAAGCCGCAGCGCTCGCCGTCGCCGTCGCCGCCCTGGACCAATCCCACCCCATCACCTGGCCCGGCGACCCGTCGCCCGAATGGATCTACGCCGCCAGCCGCGTCGAAATCGGCCGCGGCCGTCTCGGAGCCGGAGACGGATCAACCGGCAGTTGGGCGGCCGACGCCGTCCGGCTCTACGGAATCGTATTCCAGCGCCAATACCCCAACGGCCACGACCTGCGCCAATACGACGGCTCTCGCTCCCGCCAATGGGGCGCACCCCGGGCCGGAGCCCCCAACGACCTCGAGCCGGAGGCCAAACGCCATCGGCTGCTCACCACCTCGCTCGTGACCACCTACGAAGACGCCCGCGACGCCATCGCCGCCGGCTATCCCGTCTACGTCTGCTCCAATCAGGGATTTTCCGACCGCCGGACCGCCGGAGGATACGCCGAGGCCCGCGGCACCTGGCCCCACTGTATGACATTCATTGCCGCCGACGAAACGAGGCCGGAGCCGGCCTTGCTCTGCCTCAATAGTTGGGGACCCGACTGGATCACCGGGCCGACCTGGCCCGAAGACCAACCCGCCGGCTCATTTTGGGTACGCGCCCGCGACGCCCACAACATGCTCGCCCGTCAACCCGACTCATGGGCCCTGTCCGCCTATGAGGGGTTTGAGCCGCGCGATTATCAAAAATGGGTGGCCGCATGAACAACGCCGCCGCCATTGTCGCCGCCCTCGAAGCCGCCATCCTTGCCAACCCGCTCACGCTCTCCGCCACTGTCGACGGCCAAACCGTCACTTTTGCCAGCCTCGCCGACCGCGACCGCACACACACCTACTGGAAAAACCGCGCGGCCGTAGAAAACAACACCCGCCCCCGACTTTTCCGGATGAATCTCGGAGGCCCCACCCGATGAGCCCCACGCCCCTCGAGCGCCTCAGCCGCGCCGGCCTGGCCGCCGTCCGCGCCGCTCAACGTGCCTGGAGTTATGACGCCGCGGAGCCGTCGCCCCTGCGCCGGCACGCCCCGCCAATCCTCCGCCACGAAGACGCCGAACTCACGCCGGACCGCCGCCGCCAATTGCTCGCGGAATCCCGGGACCTGCAACGCAACTACTCCCTCGCCGGATGGATGCTCCGCCGGCACCTCGACTACGTCGCCACGTTCGCGTTTCAGGCCAAAACGGACTCGCCGCAACTCAATACCCGTATCGAACGCCTCTGGAACCAATGGGCGGAGGATCCCGAGGCCTGCAACGCCGCGGGAAAAATCGCCCTTCCCGACCTGATTCGCCTCGCAGAAGCACATCGCACCATCGACGGAGACGTCGGTATTGTGTTTCTCACCGACGGCCGGCTCCAAGCCATTGAATCCGACCGGATCCGAACGCCGCCCGGCGGAATTCCGCCCAATCGAACCGGCCTCGCCATCTGGTCGCACGGAGTCGCCACCGACTCCGCCGGCAAACCCCTGGCTTACGCAATCTGCAAACGCTCCACGCCCAACGACCGGGCCCCCGGCGCCCAAGGATGGACGTTCGACCGCATCGTCGACGCCCAGGACCTCCACCTGCACGCCTATTTCTGGCGTTTTGACTCCACCCGCGGTATCTCCCCATTTGCAGCCGCGCTGACCGACCTCCGCGACCTGGCCGACGCCAAAGCCTATTCGCTCGCCAAAATGAAAATCGGCCAACTCTTCGGACTGGCCCTGTACCGCAATTCCTCCGACCCGCTCGCGCCCGCCACCACCGACGACGGAGACGCCCTGGCCGTCGACTTTTCTCGAGGCCCGTACCAACTCGACTTAGACGCCGGCGACAAAGCCGAAATCCTCGAGAGCAAATCCCCGGCCGGAGAGTTTCAAAGCTGGTTTTCCGCCGTCACCGCGTCGGCTCTGAAGGCCCTGGACATTCCCTTTTCGTTCCACTCCGAAAACTTCACCAATTTCAGCGGCGCGCGGCAGGCCTGGATTCAATACGACCTGTCCGCCAGCCAAAAGAGGCGCGCCACGCTCGCACTCTTGCACAGAATCACCCAATGGAAACTCGAACAATGGATCACGGCCGGAGCCCTGCCACCACTCGACCTGACCGCCCGCCCCTGGCGATGGATCCCCAACGGAGTCCCCTGGATTGACCCGCTTCGCGAAGTCCAAGCCGACACGCTCGCACTCCAAGCGCAACTGACAAGCCGGACCCGCATTCTCGCCGCCCAGGGACAGGACTGGTCCGAAATCGTGACCGAACTGGCCCGGGAACGGGACGAACTCACCGCCGCCGGCCTCTCCGCCCAAATCGGATACCAGACGCCCACCGACACCACCACCACGGACGCCGCACAATGACCCGCTTCCAAACAGACCCCGCCCGCGGCCTCTCCTACCACGACGACGACTGGCAACCCTCCGACGGACCCGCCACGACCACGGCCACCGCCGAGGCCGGCCAACCCAACCGCGGAGGCCGCTACGGAGCCGGATGGATTCGAGGCGCCGCCATCGTCACCCGCGGAGAGGCGTCTGGCCACGGCCTGTGGATCGACGCCAGTTTTCTGGCCAGTGTCGTCGATGCCATCAACGCCCGACCCGAGGGAATCAAGTCACGCTGGTCGCATCCCAACTACTGCAACGACGGACTCGGCCGCGCCGTCGGCCGCGTCACCGACGCATTTCTCGAGGGAGACACCGTCCGCGCCGACATCCATTTCCTCGACGCCGCCACCCGGGCCCCCGAGGGAGATTTGCCCGGCTACCTGCTCGACCTGGCCGACGAGGACCCCACCCTCTTTGGCGTTTCGATCAGCTTTACGCACGACCCCGAAGCCGAAAACGCTTTTCTGACCGACAATTCCAACCCGTTTTTCGTGTCGCCGGACCCCGACAACACCAACAACCTGCCCCACGCGCGGCTCCGCCGGCTCCACGCCGCGGACATCGTCGACGAACCCGCCGCCAACCCCGACGGTATGTTCTCCGCCAACCCCATCAACTGGGAGACGACTACCGCGTACATCACCGGACGCACCAACCAAACGCCGTCCACGCCTCCGCCCGGAATCGACCTGGCCCGCGCTCGCAAATTCTTTGCCGCCTGGCTGCGCCGCAACCAACTCAGCCTCTCCCAACCGAATCAACCGCTGCCCAACCAAATTCCCGACCCGATTCCCGACCCAATCCCCGACCCGATCCCCGAACCCATGCCCAACCCTGCCGCAACTGAAACGCCCTCCCACCCCAACCCCGCGGAACAGCCCGCCGCAGACATTGCCCCGCCCGGCTCTGTCACGGACGACGCCCGCGCCGAGGCCCGCGAATTCCGCCGCAGGTGGGGAGCCGCCGGCCTCGAATACTGGGCCGACGGCCTCACGCCCCAGGAGGCAGCCGACCGTCACACCGCAGCCCTCACCGCCGAACTCGCCGCGCTCAAATCCGCCCGCGGAACGACCCCGCTCGCCACCGCCTCACCCCCGGCCGCCCCGCCGCCCGCGCTCCACGGCCGCGCCCGACTGGTCGCCGCCCTGTCGACGCAATTCCAGAAACGCTGACAACCGCCACGCCCCAAAACGCCAACCACTTCCTCCCCCTTCCGAATAGAGGCCCCCTGTGTCCACGCTGCTCAATATCGCGATTCAAAACGGCTCCGACGCCGTCGTCGGCATCATCGAAGACGTCATCAAAGCCCACCCGGAGATTGAATTCGGAGCCGCCCGCACCATCACCGGAATCAATTTCCGCACGCTGGTCCGCTCCAACCTCCCCACGGCCAATTTCCGCAACGCCAACGAAGGCGGCAACGCCTCCCTCAGCCAATGGGAAAACCGCCTCTACTCGTGTCACATCCTCAATCCCTACTGGGAATACGACAAAGCCGTTGCCGATTCCCACGAAGACGGCGCGGCCGCCGCAATGGCCAATGAGGCGCTCGGAGCGATGGAGGCCGCAATGGTCACGCTCGGCAGCCAATTCTACTACGGGAACAAAGCCACCGGCGGCCAGGCCAAAGGCCACCCGGGACTCCTCGACTTTTTGGACTCGGCTCTCACCGTCGACGCCGGCGGCACGACTGACGACGTCGCCTCGAGTGTGTGGGCCGTTCGCTGGGGAGGCCAGGGAGTCCAATGGCTCTGGGGGAACGGAGGCGAATTGGCGCTCTCCGAAGTTGCCACCGTCCGCGTCACCGACGGCGCCGGCAACCCCTACACCGCCTACCGGCAAGAAATCCTGTCCCGGCCCGGCCTGATGGTCGGCGAACGCTACGCCGTCGGCCGAATCAAAAAACTGACGACCGACAACGGGAAGGGACTCACCGACGGACTCATTTCCGACCTGCTCGCAAAATTTCCCGTAGGCCGCCCCCCCGACGCCCTGTTCCTCTCGAGGCGCTCGCTGAATCAACTCCAACGCAGCCGCACCGCCACCAACGCCACGGGAGCCCCGGCCCCCATCCCCACGGAATCATTCGGAATCCCCCTGTATCCCACCGATTCCATCCTCGACACCGAAAAACTCGCCCTGTAGGCCGCCGCTGTGTTTTGAGGCCCGAACCCCAGCCGCCAGCCGACTTCCAACTCTTTGCACCCCAACGGAACCCCGCAAATGACCATGACCGCCCGCGACGCTGCCCTGTCGCTCACCCGCGCCCTGCCCAACGGCGCCGCCACCGTCACCAGCACCAGCCTCGACACCCGCAACAGCACCCGCGGCGACCTGACGGCGCACACCGAACTGGAAATCTCAGCGCCCGCCCTGACCACCGGCCAACTCGGGAACGGCGCCACAATCACCTATTCGGTAATCGGCTCGACCGCCGCCGACCTGTCCAACCCCGTCACCATTGCCGGCAGTGTGCTCGTACAGACCGGAGCCGGCGGAACCGGCGCCGCCGCGGCCTCAAAACGCGTCGGACTGCCAACCAATTGCCCCCGCTATATCGGCTTCACCGCCACGAACTCCGCCGCCGGCAACGCCAGCGCGGCCAACGCCACGGCTGCGCTCGTCTTCTAATGCCGCTCAACCTCGAGCCGTTCTTATCTGCCGGCCGCGCCGCACTCGGCCGGCAGATCACCTACCGCCGCGGGGGAACCTCAATCTCCCTCACGGCCACGCGCGGCCAACGCGTCACCACACCAGACACCGCAGACCCGGCCAGTTTGGCCCCCCTAGCTCCCACCTGGATCATCCGGGGGAACGACCTGACCGCCAACGGCCAGCCACTCACGCCGCTCGAGGGAGACGAAATCGACCACGCCACCAGCCGCGGAACGGAAACCTACCGGGTAACACCCGACCCGGCCACCGGCCGCACCTGGACGCCGTCGGACAACGCCGCCACCCACCTCCGAATTCACACCACCCGCACCGCC